CTGAAAGTGAGGTCTTTGAGACTTATAAGGGTGACCATAAGTCCAACTCCGGTATGTACGGATGGACTGACCGTCGCTCCCCTGGCCTTGCTGCACAGGCCTTCGCCACCGCCGTGGAATCTCCCTATACCTTCGCCCCAGCCATTCTGGGACAGAAGTTTGAGTTTGGCAAACTGCGTACCATTTTCATGGACGACTTCGCCAACTACTTTAGGGAGGCCCCCGCATGGGCCCCTCTGGCGGCACGCTTCCGGGATTCCGGAGTGTGTCCCGAGGTATCTCAGGACGCTCTCGACCGTATGGCCGCAGAGTGGTTCGCCGCACACCCCACTGGATACACCGCCTATGAGTTTGACGCTGACTCAATGGACACTTGGGTTGACACGTTTAAGGTCGAACACATCGAACGTCATTTAGACGAACATGGGGCATCAGATGCGTATCTCGCAGATTTCTCACGCCAATTTGGTTTGTGGGAAATGCCTGTACTCACCCCCGTGGGCTTGCGCACAGGATACCATTCCTTATTCTCGGGACTGTTCCCCACCCATACAGTGGAGAATTACTGGACATCCTCTGCTGCATTCGATTTTGTGAATCGCAAGATCAAGTGGCGCCGTCGTCCGCAACTCGGCAGGGACTACCTGCTCTTCGTCTGCGGCGATGATGTCGCCCTCATCGTTGACAACACTGCCGTGCTCTACCATCCCTCTATGAAGGAAATGGCTTCCCATTGGGAAGAATGGGGCATGCGCGCTAAACCAGAGAAGCAACGCCGTGCGTCCAACGCTGGCTTCTTCTACTGCAAGCGATTCTACCACCACGCTCTCACGCATTCGGTGTACCCACTCGCAAGAGCTATCATATCCTTCTGTCATCCAAAATCAGGAGACGACATGCGCCCCTGTGGCTTTAATGTGGTCCGCTTCTGCGCTTTGATGGACAATTCCCAGCACCACCCAAAGTTCATAGAAGCCCTGGTCAAGATGGTAGAAACATTCCCGTGGCTCACGAAATATTCGCCTGCGCAGTCCGATGTGGACGCGTACAACGCGAAGGTAGACAATTGGAGAATTAAGTGCCTTGGGCAGGTATTTAACTTATCCAATTCTACGACTTTCCAGCTGCTTAACCGACTGGCCCAGGTGAAGGCTTAA